CAATAAGGCTCGAACCTCCTGCAGGCGTTGGAGCCAACAAACCAGATAGCAAGCCAGTTCCCAACTGTCCGTACAAATCTGCTTGCCCAAGACCTGAAGACAACAACGCCTGTAGTCCACCCATTTCTGCTTGACCAAACAAACCAGCACCTTGTAGCTGACCACGCTGCGCCATTTCTGCTGCTGGTAGTCCCGCTTGTAGGACATTGAGAGCTTGTGCCTGTGGCAAGTAAGCAGTACCTAACGCACCTGTACCAATCTGTTGTTGCAACTGTTGTAGGCCCAGTCCTCCGCCCAACAAACCTTGTCCAGCAGCCAACGCCTGTAGTGCTTGCGCTTGTCGTGCAGCGTCTAGTGCTTGCTGTTGTTGTGCTAGGTTTGCACCTAAGCCAGCAAACTGTGCTCCAAGTCCTGCTTGCTGTGCCTGAAGCCCACCAGCTGTTTGAGCCAACTGAGCGGCTTGAGAAGCAGCAGTAGTAGCTCTTCCAAGACCTTCTGACTCCAGTCGTGACTGAATCTGCTCTGTGGACAAACCAAGTTGTGCAAGCTGTGTTGCACGTTGTTGTGCTTGTGTTTCCAAAGCAGACTGCGCTTGTTGTGCCTGTAGCCCCGCACCTGCCAACTGCATCTGACGACCAAAGCCCTCTGACTCCAGTCTGGCCTGTACTTGCTCTGCGGACAACCCAAGTTGAGACAGTTCGTTTGCTCTTTGTTGTGCCTGTGAACGCAACGCTGACTGAGCCTGAGCAGCCTGAATGTCTGCGCCAGCAAGCTGCATTTCTTGGCTAAAGCCTTCAGACCGAAGCTGTTGCTGTACTTGCTCCGCACTAAGACCCAGCCTTGCCAACTCATTGGCCCGTTGTTGAGCCTGAGATCGTAAACCAGACTGAGCTTGTTGTGCCTGTATACCAGCTTGGGCGCGTTGTAACTCTTGTCCGAAGCCTTCTGAGCGAAGCCTTTGTTGTACTTCTTCTGCTGACAAACCAAGTCGAGAAAGTTCGTTAGCCCGTTGTTGTGCTTGAGACCTAAGTGCTGACTGAGTTTGAGCAGCTTGTAGTTCTGCCTGTCCCAGTTGAACTTCCTGTCCAAACCCTTCGGCCTGTAGTTGCGCCTGTAGTTGTTCTGCTGACAATCCAAGACGTGACAACTCATTGGCCCTTTGTTGTGCTTGAGACCTGAGTCCTGATTGTGCTTGAGCGGCTTGGATACCTGCTTGACCCAACTGAAGTTCTCTACCAAAGCCTTCTGCTTCCAGCTGTGCTTGAGCTTGTTCAGCACTGAGACCAAGCTGAGACAACTGTGCAGCCCGTTGTTGTGCCTGAGACTGCAACTGACTAGAAAGACCAGCCTGTTCTGTAAACATGCCACCAAAGGCTCGTGCTTCACCAAGAGCTTGCTGACGTTCCGCCTGAGCTTGTTGAATAGCAGACAAAGATGCTCTGTTGCGGGCTTCTTCTTGAGCCGTGGCTAATGCAAGCTGTTCTGGAGTAGCGCCACCAAACGCTGCTGAACGAGTACCAAGGCGTCCCTGTGCAGCTAGACGCTCTTCCAAGGCAAGCCGTTGACGTTCCTCTTCAGGGCGTTGTGTAGCTCTGATACGTTCAAAGACTTCAGCTTCTCGTGCGTCTGTAGGACGTAACACTTGTTGTGCTGCTTCTCCTGCTAAACCTCCGTACTGCTGCCGTAGTCCTTCTACGTCTAAAGGAGCAGCAGTATCGAGACCAGCCATCCCTAAGCCTAAACCTCTAGCAGCTAATGCTCCTGCTCCAGTACGAACGTCAGGAGCCTGAATACCGGCAAAAGTTTGGCTTACGTCTGGAATAGCTAAACCACGTTCTGCAGCCCCTGCTCCCAAAACTTGTCCTGCAAGCATACCAGCTGCTTCTCGAACACCGGGGGCTTGAATACCGCCGAAGGTTTGGCTTACGTCTGGAAGACCAAGACCGCGTTCTGTTGTACCTGCTGCTAAAGCTTCTCTAGAAAGTCCTCCAGCTACGTCACTTACAGTAGGAGCAGTAATCCCTGCAAGTTCTCTAGTTACGTCAGGAATGCCTAGTACACGTTCTGCTTCACTAGCCCCTATTACGTTTTGTGCTAAGGCTCCGGGAACTCCGCTTATAGTAGGAGCAGCAATTCCTGCGTACCTACCAGAAATGTCGGGGATTCCTACGCCTCTTTCGGCAGCGCCTGCGTCCATCAACTGTGACCCAAGCATTCCAGCGCCTGTACGAACTCCGGGGTCTGTGACTCCAGCAAACGCTTGAGTTACGTCAGGTACTCCTCTTCCTCCTAAATCTGCCCCTGCTTGAAGAAACGCTTGTTGTCCTAGTTGCTGAATATTTTGACTAGGTTCTTGACTCATAAATCTACCAACTTGCGAAGTAAAGTCTCCTCTAAGTCGGTTTAAGTCAATAGGTTGAGAACCTGCGGTGTACATGAAGCGACTACCTAAGTCAGCCGCTTGTTCAGAAGCACGTTGAGTAGTGCCCATTCCAAACGTAGGTTGACCCATTAGTTGCTGACCAGCTACTAGCGCATCTAAACCCGCTCCCTGAAGCTGTCCTGCGCCTACAGTAGGACCAAACATTTGACCTGCTTGTCCTAAAAGACTTTGCTGTAACGCTTGTTCTTGTGGAGACAAACCAACAGTTAAACCACCTTGTGGTGTTGTCTGAAGAGTGCCCCCAGTTCCCGTAGTTACAGTAAACGGTCTAAACTCAGTTTGCTCTAGTTGTTGTTGTGCAAGTTGAGAAGCGCCTGCTTGAGCTTCATCTCCTATTTCACCAAGTCGTTGATAAGCTTCTCCAGTTAAAAGGCCACCAGCAGCGGCAATACCACCAAGCCCAAAAAGACTGCCCCAGTCAAAATTGCTACTATTTGTAGTAACTGTTCCTTGGTCGGTGTATTTACTAGCAGAAGTAGGCGCTCCTGTGGTTCCAAAACCCATAGGAGCAGGCATTGCACCACCTCCAGTTCCAAAACCCATAGGCCCTTCTAAGGCACCACCTCCAGTTCCAAAACCCATAGGCCCTTCTAAGGCACCACCTCCAGTTCCAAAGCCCATAGGAGCAGGGGCAGCGACGCTGATTCCTTGAGACAGAACATCATTATTTAAAAACCCGTCAAACGCCATAGCCATTAGTAAGTACCTCCGTCAATTGTTCCTGTTGACAGCGTACCTGTAAAATTTAACGCAGGTATTGTCACTGTGCCTGTAAAGGTTGGTGAAGCAATGTCTGCCTTTGTAGCGATAGCTGTTGATATAGCGTCAAACTCTGTTTCAAACTCAGCGCCCTTAATGATTTTACCGCTGTCTCCGGAAGGTAGACTGTCCTTAGCGGCAAAGTCAGTAGTCTTTGTATAGTTACTCATAGTACTTTACCCATTAGTGCTAATACGTTGATCTCTTGGAGAGACAAACCAGAACCGTCAATGTCTGCTTCCAACCCAATAGTTATAACTCCACCACCACCTGTAGTGTTAATACCACGGCGTGACGTAAGGTCTCCACCAGTAAACTCTACAGTTGTGTTAAATTCACTTTCGTTGTAATAACCTGTTACCTGATTACCTACGGTAAACTCTGCTGTTTGGAAAAAAGTAGCAAAGTCATATGCCCACTTAAGAAACACTACAGCACTGTTAGCACCAACAATAGTGGGCCTAAGTTTCTTAAGGATCTTAAGACGTGAAGGATCACCAAAGGTCAGACCGGGACTGTAGTATTTAAAACGATAAGAACTACCGTTGTCGTCATAACCAGAGTATTCACTTATGCCGCTACCGTTGCCTATCAACAGCGTTCCGTCATCTTTCCTAGCGTAAGCAGTAAAACCAGTTCCCGGCCAGCGTGTAACACGGTACGCTCCGTTTTCCATTGTGCCTCTTACGTCAAAACAAAACGTAGAATCCTGTGCCGTAAAGGTTATTAAGTAGAAACCTTCTTCTGGGCTGTACACAGTCCTATAAAACCCAGTCTCGTTTTGTAGCAACGCAATGATGTCTTTAGTTACGTTGTTAGACAAACTACCGATTGGCATTGATTTTTCTTGTATTGTTCTACCAAAGCTTTTTAAACCAGTGTGTGACAAGAACAACACGTCAGTTCCAGTGTGCTGCACAGTGTCTCTGTCTACGCAACCAACACCAGCTACCGTGTCAGACAACGCCATAGTAGCAGGGGCTTCCGCACCAGAATAAGCAATAATGCTGTGCTTACCAAAAATAATCAAAAGTCCATTGTGTGCTGCTAAGGCAACAATCTCATCATAGCCGTCAGGCCATACCTTAGACACATCAATAGAGCCGCTAGTGCCTCCAGACCAATTATGTCCAATCAAAAGGTCTGACCAGTAGACAGTAGACTTATCATTGTTTACGTCTGCAGTCCAAAGGCGACCGTAAGCAGCTATGACTTCATTGCCGTACATAGTAGAAGCAACACCAGCAGCACCACTAACAGTACTAAGTTTGACTACAGCTGCACCAGCATTGTCATAAACAAGTGGTTCGAACCCACGTTGGAAAAAGTATATCTTGTCATTAAAGTTGACCATCTTCCAGTTGTCAGCAGTAATTGTATAACTACCGGGAGTTTCGTCAGCTAGTGTAGTAGTTCCACTAAGGATCTTATTGTTACCAACAGAAAAAATCTTAGTGTTGCCAGCGTTGTCTTCAAACTCTTTGATAGCTCGAATCTTAGCTGTACCTAGCTGAGTCTTGTCTGTTGTTAAAACACTGTGGCCCTTGCGTGACGCAATACGACCACGCTTGTCAATAACAGCGTTGTCAGCAACGTCAGCAAACGAAGGGTCTTGTGCTAACGGAGAGTCTTCTGTGTTGACTCCTTTAAACGCCGGAGCTACAAGATTTATGCTTTGTAACTGTTGAGCCATAATTACCTCACGGCGTATAGAAGATTACTTCTTCTGGGTGTTTTTGAGCGTCTAGTGCAATAGCGTCAGACAAGTACTTATCAGCAATAGCAAAGTACTCAACAGCAGACGTGCCTCCAGTTTCTCCACGTTCACGGGCCAACAGTGCAATCGCCAAGTGAATAACAGGCATTGAAGGCACCGTTAGTTCATCTGAGTCTGCTGATAAGTCCGCCTGTCTTTTTACACAGTTAAAACGAATAGTGTACGCTTTTTCTGGAGTAGGATAGATGTCAATCTGAGTATCGCCATTGCTGTCTACACCGTTGTACGTGTAGTACGTGGGTGCACTTTTTCGTGGCTCAGAGATCAAATAAGCTTCGTCAAAAAACGTAGCTGTTCTGTACTCCATAAACAAATTAGCTGTATCATTAATAACATTTAAAGCTTTGATTCTGTTTTCACTACCAGTTAGAACATAGTTAAAGATGTCGTCAGTAGTGGTAATAGTTAAAGTGGTTCTAAGCGCAGACCAGTCCCACGCATCTTCAACCATTCGCTTTGCGTCATTAACAAAATCACCCACCATTTTGCCGTAAGTTGAAGAAGCAACCGAAGTAACTTCTTCTTCTCTTAGCCTACGCAGTACGTTGTTTACTAAATTTAAGTACGTCATAAGTATTTTCCAAATAGGCTTCTTTCAATAAGCGCGTCCAGTTCTGCCACATAGTCTTTTTTACGTGTTGCTATGGACCTGATTCCTGGTGTTTGGTAAGGAATAATTGCTGGTGATAAACCCTCAAACAAACCAGTTCCTGCTCCCATTGCACCGCCACCGATTGCACTTTCCTCTTCCTCTTCAGGTTGTGGCTCAGGTTCCGGCGCAGGTTCTCTGTCTTCAGGCGCAGGCTCTGGCTGAGGCTCTGGCTCTGGTTCAGGCTGAGGCTCTGGCTCTGGTTCTGGCTGAGGCTCTGGCTCTGGTTCAGGCTGAGGTTCAGGCTGAGGTTCAGGCTGAGGCTCTGGCTCTGGTTCTGGCTCTGGA